ATATTTAAGCCCAATGAAGGGCCACAAACAGACTTTTTAGCATCTCCAGAAAGAGATGTACTATATGGGGGAGCCGCCGGTGGCGGTAAATCATATGCGTTACTAGCAGATTTGCTGAGATATGCTCATTTGCCAGACCATCGTGCCTTGCTAATTAGAAGAACCTTAGACGAACTAACAGAACTAATTGATAAAAGCAAGCAATTGTATCCGAAAGCATTTCCCGGAGCAGTATTCAAGGAATCCAAGTCAATGTGGATATTTCCTAGTGGAGCTACTGCATGGTTCTCGTATCTCGATAGAGATAAAGATGTAACCCGATATCAAGGTCAAGCTTTTAATTGGATAGGTATTGATGAAGTAACGCATTACCCCACCCCTTATGTTTGGGAATACTTACGCTCTCGATTAAGAACTACAAATCAAGAGATAAAGCCCTATATGAGGTGTACAGCCAACCCCGGTGGTTTAGGAGGATGGTGGGTAAAGAAAATGTATATAGACCCATCTCCACCACATGAACCGTTTGCGGCAGGTGATATAGAATCTGGTGAAGTATACAGATGGCCAGAACAACATGAGAAAGCAGGACAACCTCTTTTCCAAAGAAAGTTTATTCCTGCTAGATTAACAGACAATCCTTACTTAATGTTGGATGGTCAGTATGAAGCGATGCTTCGTTCACTACCAGACGTAGAAAGAAAAAGATTGTTAGACGGTGATTGGGAAGTTGCAGAAGGTGCGGCTTTTCCAGAGTTTTCTAGACATTTACATGTTATGGAACCAGTAGAAGTTCCTGCGGGATGGCAAAGATTTAGAGCGGCTGACTATGGTTATGCTTCTCCATCTTGTGTATTATGGGGTACAGTAGATTTTGATGGTAATATCTATATCTACCGTGAATTGTATTCAGCAGGATATACAGGTGAAGCACTAGCGAAAATGATTTTAGAGATGGAAAGAAATGACCCTCAAATGGCTTTATCTATTTTAGATACAAGTTGTTGGAATAAAGTTGGTCTAGGCCCTAGTATAGCAGAAACAATGATACGCAATGGTGTTCGTTGGCTACCTGCTGATAGAGATAGAATTTCTGGTAAAGTAGAAGTTCATCGAAGATTACAGATAGACCCTAGAACAGCAGAACCTAAATTAAAAATATTTAGTACTTGTACAAATTTAATAAGAACACTGTCAAGTATACCTACATCAAAAACAAATCCAGAAGATGTAGATACAAAAGCAGACGACCATGCGTATGATGCATTACGGTATATGATTATGACTAGGCAATCTAATCAACCTACACTAAATACAACACTAAACAGAATAAAGGATAGAGTTGCTTACACGCCTAGTGACGCAACATTTGGATACTAAATATGGTAGATATAAACAACCCATCTTATCAAGGTGTTTTACAACAAACACAATACTTATTAAGTAAGTATCTTCCTAAAAAACCAATAGAACCAAACAGACTAGTACAAATAAAATCTAGTGTATTTAAAGAAGCAGAAAAATCAATAAAAAAATTATTAAAATCTAAAGCTATTACGCTTAAAGAAAGTCAAATTATAAAAGATAGAGTTTTTCAAGCTATACAAGAATCAGCAGATGTTTTCGATATATCAAAAATAAAAAAAGCAGACATTGATGCTAATGCTAATAAACTATTACAAAATATAGAACAACAACAAAAAGTATTAACAGTAGAAGAAAGAAATAAACAAAGAAAAATTGAAACAAAACAAAAAAAATTAACTAAAAGAGTTAATAGAATGATGAAATTTTTCGGTAAGACTGGATTAAAGGTTTTACCTATACTAAATATTGTAGATATGAAAAATCAATATGATGATATTATGGAACAAAGTAAAAAGCCAATTGAACCCTTAACATATAAAAAGGGTGGTAAAATAAAACGAAAACCTTACGCTGTAGGAGGTAAAGTCTATAGCAACTCGAGTAGAAAACCTAAATTTAAATAAGGAGGCAACATGCCAGATAATAACTATAACTATGGTAAAGACTATATAATGAGTTCTGATAAAATAAAAGCAGATAGACCAGACGCTCCATTAACTAGAATGAAACCAGATTTTACACCAGAGATAAAAGAAGACAGCAAATTAATTGAAGCTTCATCTCCTGCTAAATCTGCACCATTAGATAAATCAGTTTTAAACGCAGATAAACAAAAAGCATACTAAACAAGGACTATTAATGGCTGATGAGCAGAACACAAGTTCTTCGTCTTCAATTCCATCAGAAGAAATTTCTGGTATTGTTGGTTACATAGAAAGTAAATATGATACTGCTAAATCATCTAGACAAACTCACGAAAGTAGATGGCTAAGAGCCTATAAAAACTATCGTGGTGTCTATGATTCTAGCACACAATTTAGAGATAGCGAAAAAAGTAAAGTATTTGTTAAGATAACAAAAACTAAAACTTTAGCCGCTTATGGACAGATTGTTGATATACTATTTGCTAACAAAAAATTTCCAATAACAGTTGAAGCAACACCTGTAGCAGAAGGAGTAGCAAATTTAATGCACGCCCCTATGCCGGGTGAAGAACAGTTACAAACGTCTTACGGATACGAAGGTGATGGTAATGAATTATTACCGGGTGCAATGGAAGCAACACCTATGGAAAAATTAGGTGGATTAAAATCTGAATAT